GTTTAATTTGTTTCATAACTTATTTTTTAAAAAGTACAGCAGGAAGGATTTGCACCTTCACGGGTAGATTACTCTTATCCCTACCACCATTACGTGGTACGCGTCTAATTCGTGGCGATCATAACCGGTTTGTATCGCTTCCGCCACTGCTGTATAATGATTACTTGCCCTTAATAGTATCCACGGGACCCAAATCGACATTTTCTTTATCGATAGTGTCAACTTTTACAGTGTCAGCAACAACTGTTGTATCAACTTTTGTAGAATCAGTAGCACAGTCTGTACATGGTTCAGTAGTACCAGAATTGCATGCTGTAAGAGAAATCGCTACAGCGGCGATTGCGATGAACTTTTTCATTTTCTTTTTCCTTTTTTTGTTTTGTTTTGTTTTATAGTTAAATATAATAAATTGTTTCAAAACCTTTGCTTATATTTTTTTGGTTTGTTGTTTAAAATGATTATACATTTCAAGTAGCGTACCATCATACGTTTCCATAAAAGTTTCAAGTTGTTTTTTATCTAACTTAAAAGTTTTTGAGAAATCACCGATAAGATTTTGCATTATTTGCTTCTCTTCTTTTTCGTAGTCATGGATAAGTCTGCGGTGTCTTTCCATGAATAGGCTTCTAATGTCGTGAGCTTCATCGGAATACTTTACCCCTTGTAGTTTATCTTCTAATAAATATAATTCCATTTTAGATTGATACAAATATGTTGATGGATCGTAATCTCCATTAACTATTTTATTATATAATGGAGCTTTTTTTGGAAGTACATCTCTAGTTTGATAACGACGCCACCACTGATAGCAGTTATATTTGTTTTTCGGTAGTCTGCTCAACTGCTCTTCCAAAAAACTTCTATTTAATTTAACTTCCATAATTATTTTTTCATTAAATCAAAATGTCTTTGATATATATGCAAATTAGTTACGAACCAATGCATTTGACCTATTTCATAACCAGTCTTTTCTGAAACGTATTCCATGAGTTTTGCAAAAGTGTATTGATCATTACAGAAACCGTATACAAGATCTATACTTCTTGCAAAAACTGTCATATTCAATTTATCGTCTTTGATATAAAAGTTAAGTACATCGTTACATGGAGTATCATATTTGTATCGGTCTAATTCATGTAGCAAATAGTGTACCAGAATAGCTCTACGTGTTTGTTTATTTGTTTTTAACTCATCAATAACTCTTAATAATTGGTTGTTGTAATTCCAAAAATACCCGTAATTACTATTGACTTCAGTAGTGCCAGGTATCATCATTTGTTTCCAGATCTTGGCTCTTTCAGATATTTCTTTAGCGTCTCTATCGCCTTTAATGTACCATTCCCACTCGTATTCCGCATAGTCTTGTTTGAACTTTCTTTGTGTGGTTGTTACTACTTTATCGATAGGGTTTTGCAAAACAAAAGAAACGTTGAATGCAGCTTTTGTACATGCGTAATCTTCTCCAGTATGGAGAATGTTAGTGAAAAGACTCTCAAACGCAGAAGTAGCATTTGCATATTCTTTACCGTGTATACTAGTATTCATATTTTTGAACTTTTATAAATTTTTTTAAAAATTTAACTCCAGTATCATCTCTGTAGTCTTCTAAATATACAACCCTATTTATTTCCGATTGCAAAATAAGTTTACAGCAATCTAAGCACGGTGAAAGAGTTAAATACAATGTACCACCTTTCATTGAAGTGCCTGATTTTGCCGCTTTTATTATCGCGTTTGATTCGGCATGGATTACATATGGAAAAGTTGTATTATTGTGGTCTTCGCAACAATTATCCATACCTTTGGGAGTACCATTAAAACCAAATGATACTATATTTCCCGATAATTCTATCACAGCTCCCACTTGAGATCTTTTGCAGTGAGAAAGTTTAGACACTTCTTTAGCGATGTTTATAAAAACTGTATCTAGTTTTTTTCTTTTAGCTAATGCCTGTGCTTCCAAATCCGCCAGCTCCTCTTTCAGAGTGTCGCTCAGGGAATGATTCAACTTGTTGGACATTTTGATAATTTACTGGTATTAAAATAAATTGTGTAAGTTTTTCGCCGGGTAAAATTTCTACAAATCCTCTTGATGTATTTATAACGTGGATATGAATTTCGCCCTCGTAATCTTCGTCTACTACGCAAGCTCCAACTACTAATCCCTTTTTCGTAGCTACTCCTGATTTGTTGAATGCAATAAATGCGTGGCCTTGAGGTACTTGTGCTTTGATGCCTGATGGAATTAGAGCTGATTCATTGGGAGCTAATGAAATTCTCTCCATATCATTTGGAGTGAAAAAATCTATGCCAGCACTTTTGCTAGTGCCTCTACTTGGTGTTTTTACGTCCTTTACTTTCTTGATTAACATCTTGTTGTTTTGTTTTTTGGTATTGGTTTAGAGATGCCATGTATGCTACAGCATCAAGATAATTGTCTTCTTTATAATTCCATGAAGCTCTGGATAGCTTTAGCGCAATCATGCAATTGTACATATCGAAAGCTGTAATCTCTTTTCTGGAGAGCTCAGATGCGATTCTTGCTGCTTGTTCCATGCCTTCTTCAAATGGTCCATACATGCGTTCTTTTTCTTCGTTTCTTTCGAATACGATGTCGTGTGCTTGTTGTAATATACTTTTCATGATGTAATATAAATCTTTTATTTGGAATATCTGTCAAAATCTTTCTTGTCTCCCCACTCCCTTTGAGAATCTACGTCTTTTGCTTTAATTGTCGGTGTTGGCATATTTCGAGCCACATTCCAAAACCAATCTCCTTGTTTACCGAATTTTTTAATAAATTCCCAACCTTTCGCGTCGTAAGTGCGTATACAATCAAAAGGCGGTACGATTTCGCTGTTATCTGTAAACTTCTTTGCATGACTGTAAAATCGAGCTCTTCCGAGCTCACCCGGCTGAATGTTTCTTGCTACTGCTACAGCATTAAAGGTTGTGTCAGGCAGCGCGATCTGTAGCGTCCGGGACAGCACCCCTGTAGAAAATACCGTCCATATCTCAGGAATATTCATATCTTTAAAATTATCATAGAATATCCTTACTCCACCTGCTACCACCATTTCGTGTTTGAGACCGAAAGGCAAATACTTTGCGCCTACCTTTTCGGCGAATTGTTTTGCCCAAATGTTTGCGGTAGGCATTGCAGGAATCCTAACAAATAACGGAATCGCTCCGTACTCGATAGCGGTCAATTGGTGCTGCGATGCCTCTTTTGAGGCGGGCATGACGAGATACAATTTCTTGTTGTACTTCTTTGCCAAATAACACAGAGAAAATGGAGCGTATCCCGTTCTCGGTGCTACATAAACCAATGCGTCTTCTTTCACTTGCGATATAAAGAAATCTGCCATTTTTGCTTTGCTTCCAAATTCAAATTCTCCGTCATCTACTACTTTGAATCCATCGATGTCTTTGATGGTAAAAGTGAAATCGTGTTTGTAATCTTTGGTGAGATCCAAATAGTATTGCAGATCTTTGCCATTTGCCAAATCCAAGTTGGATTGGTCTGTTGCTTTATTTAGAAACATTCGTAATTTCGTTTATGTATGGATAATTTTTTGGTCGCAAGTGAACAGATTGTTTCTGTTCAAGGATATCGAGCATCTTTGTACCGTCTTCATCGATCCACTCTTGTGGCCACTGAATAACTTTTAGACCTGATTCGTTGATGATCTTATTGGCAACTTCTCTTAATTTCATTCTCTCTTCTCTGGTTCCAAAAAATGGTTGCTTCTTGTATAAGCCCGTACCTGGAATCTTACGACTTTCATGTTCTACTGGAAGTAGTTCTACTAGTGTTACGTTGTTGAGTTGCTTTGCGAACTCTACATATCTGGTAAACAGATCAACAGTAGCGCCAACAGGATCTTCTTGTCTCATCAGATGGAATCGCAAATCGATATTTCCAAAATAGAGAACAGTCTCTTCGTACTTTTCGTTGAGTTGCTCCGGAGTGTTTCTCTTCAAGAATCCGTGTAGAGTACGACCAGCAGT